CCAGTATTACCGACAACGGTACGACGGTTGCGTCAGCGGAGCCTGTCGTTCTGGGCTCGGCTACCTGCACAACGTTCGGCACAGCAGGCGGTATCTGTCCAGCAGAAGGCACGAGTCCAACTAACGTAAGTGGTGCCGCGCCTTTGTATCCCGACGCTACAACACACGAATACATGGCCGCAACCAACGGAAGCTCTAGTTACGGCATGATGGTTCGTCGGCAGCCGGGAGCAATTAAGCTCACCGGGCAGACAGCATCAATCTCGACTGCTACGCTATGCGCGGCTTCGGCGGGAGCTTGCAACGTTGCTGGCCAGTATCATGTTCACGTATCGATGTATCAAGGTACACCATGTTTAACTAACACCGCCAATGGTGTATCTTTTTCCTTGTCGTGGACGGATCCTAACAGTACCGCACTCGGCTTGATCGTCCCACTGGCTGGTCAGCCGACCAATACCGGAACATTTTTTACGAATGGGATTATGGTTTGGGGGTCGAATACAGCTGCTATCGCATTTGCTAGTGGAGACTTCACCATCGACACCAATGGCTCCGTTATCCAGTACGCCACGACCTATCAGTCGTGCAGTTCTGGGACAACAAGCTACGCAGTCAGCGCCGTGGTCGAGAGGCTGCAATGAGCAAGTTCCTCATCGCTTTACTTTTGTGTGTTTCGGCTTTCGGCCAGACGACCGTTGCTCCAAACACGACTGTCGCGCCGAATACGACTCTTGCTTACTCATCTGTCATTTCCTTCGTCTCATCCAACTCTACCGGCGCGGCGATGAACACGACCGGGGCAACATTGCTTGTTGTGGGCTGTGGGTTAGGCAGCAGCACCGGCGCATCCAGCTCACCATCGAACACATGGACGGCAACCGGGGCTACTCTTAATTCAGATCTCAATATTTATTACGCCTACGCTCCCACGACCAGTACGTCGCAAACCTTCGCCTGTGTAGGAGGATCGTCATCCGTCTTAGGGGCGCTGGCTCTCAAGGGAACTCTCACCACATCTTCCGTGTTCGATAATCGTACAGTACGTGGCGGATCTCCTTCAACTTTTACGCTTACCGCAACTCCAGCAATATCCGGGGAAGCGGGAGTCATTATTTCATGGAATCCAGACGAGGGCTGCGACTTCGTTTCTCTGGGAGGCTCCCCGACATGGAATACGGTTACGTCTAACACTTCAGCTTGCTGGCTTATGAGTTACGCAATCAATGCGGCCGCAGGAACATTCACCGCGAACGTAGACTTCGGATCAGATGCAGATAACGCGGATGCCATGCTTGCCTTGTTCGAGCCTTAACGCTGAGGAGTCTTGGATGAAAAAAGTAATGAACGCGATGCTTGTTCTTGCTGGTACGGTACTGGCGGCGCTGCTGTTGGGATTTGGGTTGTATTGCTAGCTAGCACCGTCAGCATCATTAATAACACTTTTCGTTTATAAGTATGGGCGAAAATATCTTTGCGTTGCAACTTTCCAAACCCCAGCCTCAGGAAGTAATTCCAATCAGTGGCATTCCATGGGATGATGGGATGCGTGCGGTTCTTAGTGTGCGCGGAGTCTGGGCAAAGCTTCAAACCACTATATTATGGGGAGATTCACTTTACATGATATGGTACGATATTGGGCAACTCACCAAGCAAGATGGATTTAAAGCATTTCTCAAACCTTATTTTGGTACTCCGGTGCCAGCGGGTCAACTTTCCCAACCGCCATTCGCTGCTACCCCGGCTTTGTACTTTCGATTTCCAGGTATACCAATTCCTCCCCCCGTGCCCCCAGTAGCTTTAGGTACTGTCACTATGCTAAATGCTGGTTTTGATGCTTTTCGAGGATATTGGATTGAATTTGCTGGAAATTATTTTTTACAATTCCCTTTATTTAAAGATTGGCCGAATGTTACTAGAGATACATTGAATTATAAAGGATTTCAAGGATCTACAAATAACCCCGGCTCTAATAATAGCAATTGCACAGGTTAAATGGTAGGATAAATAAATGGACAATATTCCTTCTGATTTCCAGATAGCTTATGAGCATTTTATGCTCATGTGTACTAAATATAACTATTCTTTCGCTGGAATGGCGATTAGGGTAGACCCGCCTGCTATCTTAGCTATCGGCAACGCCACAGAACGCGGACACGATTTTGCTAAGCTCTTAAGATCATATGCTGATTTAGTTGATGAAAAACAATCTGCTGGCTTAGTTAAGGACGGTAGTACTGAATCTTCATCTACAGTGAATTAACTGTAATTTCCATTCCTCTGATGAGGCTCTTATGGTTAAATGTCCAAAATGTCACATGATTCTCGATTCTGGTATTGAGAATTGCTTAAATTGCAACGAACCACTAAAAAATGCTGAACCAATTCCTGATGAACCCCAAGATACGGGAGATTATGAATTTTATCAACCTGATCCGGGCTCTCCCAACGCCATGGAAGATGAAAAATTTCTAAGTGAGTCGCACATCACCGCGGCATCTAATTCCACATTGGACGGAAAAAAGAATGCCGCCAGTCGATACATGGATGATGAATGGCGTGAGATTCTAGAGGCTAATGGATATCACCCAAGTACAGAAAATAATCCAGGATCTCCCAACGGTGAAGTATGGAGAAATCCTGATACCGATATTCATGTAATTATAGGAGTTAATGAAGACAGGGAACCTTATTTTCAAATAATAACTCCTGATCACCCCATTACTACTGGTTATGATTCTGATGTTTTGAAAGATATGATTCAAAACGAAGATGAACCTGGCTTCGCTGATAAGGGTGGAGAACAGCTAGATGTGGATTACAATGAAAAAATCACACCAGAAGACAAAGATTTTTTACGCCAGATGAAAATTATTGGTAAACAAAAAACATTCTCTGGTAAATTTGCTGGTATTTCTCCTCGTTTTAGTTTCGCTGTACCGATAGAGGCGGGTGGTAAAGTAGCCTTTCATTTGGCAAAAGCGGGTATGGATGATTTTGAAGTAGATACTTATGAGGGAGATGGGGCATCTATATTTATATTCCCTAATGAACCAGAATTGCATGTTGCAGAGGAAATTGTTAGAGCTGAATTTACTGAACAAATTTCCGCAGCAGTGAACGCTGATCAATCAGGAGGTAAAATATCAGAAGAAAAAAGTGTGTGGGCTCTTTGGTCTCCGGTAGCAACTCACAAGTACGAATATCCAGAATCCAAACACACCACCCCTTTGATGAGTAGTGAAAAAACCGCCGATGACCCAAATAGCTACATGCGGGGCAAGCAATTCTCCGGCCCACAACTTGTGCCATCCAGATATAAAGCCGCATTAGAGCAAGCCCTGAGTGGCTTAGACGCGCTCACTGAAATCGGCCCTAGTGTAGATATTAAAGGGTGTGCAGAGATGAGTGCTGCCGATTTACGTCAGTTTGCTAATGATTGGGCAGCAGGTAAACCGCGTTTTGCAGCCGAAAAAATAGCTGGTCAATGGGGAGAACGATCCTATGACAGAGATTCAGTTCATGATTTATTGGATCAATTTCGTACCCAAGGGGATGATACTCAAGGCTTTGATGAACCTGTCCCCGATGAAAATTTACCGGCATTTTTAGAAAATTTGGAAACGGGGCAAAATTCCGATGATGCTTACTTAGGCTCAATTGTATTCATGGTAAATCAAGGCTCTAAAATTCCTGCAATTTATCGTCAACGAGCGAAACAAATTGCAGAAGCCTTGCTGGCAGATGAAAATTACTTAAGTACTTGGTCAAATCCGGATCTTAGAAAAGCGGAACTTGGAAAAGAAATTGATATTTTAGCAGGTGATTCAACAAATGCAGGAAAATATCGCCGTGCCAAATTCCTAGCTACGGCCAAGGAGTTGGGTCTGGATATAAACAAATATGCATCGGATTGGGATTCCGCAAGTGCCTACAAACAGGATGATTACATGCACGAAGTTCAAGCTATGGCACAAGAAGATAGAAAATTTGGTAGTCATTACCGACAAAAAATTACAAGCGGTGCGGCATTAAGTTTTCCGACATTTTCCAGGTGGTTTAACCAGCTCAAAGAAATGGGAGATTTAAACAATTTTACCGTTACGATAGGCAACGGTGCTATTCGAGCTAATTACAAAGGAAAGCCTTTCGCATACTTAGGGTTCCCACTGGAACAACTGGAAGAAATTATAGGGCCGGTTCGAAGATTCTTGGAAAAAGAAACAGATCAACAAGATGAAGCTATTTGGGAAGCCGTACGTAATCAAGATTCTAGCAAATGGAAATAAATCCGTCTTTCTATTCTATTATGAGAGGTAAAAAATATGATACACATTCTGATCATTTTAGTTGTCATTGGGGTATTGCTATGGTTGGTAAATACATACATCCCTATGGACGCAACTATCAAGAAAATCATTAACATAGTAGCGATCATTCTTGTTGTACTGTGGTTGCTAAGTGTTTTTGGAGTACTGGGCGGAGCGGATATTCCTATTACCCGTCTGCATTAAATTATTGACAAATTTTCCAACTATCAGTATTATATAAAGAGTATCGTAGTTGGTTCGGAACGAGCCATCAGGCGTTAACATAGAAGTATTAAATTCAAGCGTAGCCTGAGAATCTTCATGTAAGGTGAAGAGGTTCAAGAATGGTTGTTTGAAGCGTTCTAAGAGCACGACGGACCCGGATGGCTTCCGGCACCTCCACCAAGTTTTGTAACACGCATCAATATGGGGGTGAACATGCCGTTTCGACGGAGTGAATGAGGAACGGGGACAACTCGGGATGCTGTGGCCTACCGGTCATACTGGACACAGAAACAGTAAACGCAACTGCTCCAAAAGCATTTGCTGCCGCTGCATAAGCGACCCTAGACCGTGTCTAGGTTCCTCAACACGACAAAAGACCCGCGCAAGCGGGTTTTTTTGTTTTCCGGGTACTCTAGTAGAGCGGTACTCAGCGGATTTTTTGCCGTTTCATCCGTGAAGATTGGATCAAAGCGGAACGGCGTCAGGTTCAATCGATATCGCTCGCAATTCGGTATTTTACTATTAGGCGGTCGATATGAAATTTATTTCTATATTTCTTTTTTTATTTTCGTCTTTATGTTTTGGGGATAGTGTTGTGTTAACCTGGACGCCCAGCACCACAGCAAATCCAGTACGCCAGTCAATTTATAGACAGATAAATTGTACATCGATAACGAGTATTCCTACTCCTGTACGCAGAGCTGAAGTGGATCCAGGTGTAAAAACTTGGACAGACACCGCCGCAAAAGCGGGAGAAAAATATTGTTATTTTGTAACCGTTTCAGCTAAGACTTCTAAAACATCAACTACAACCATTGAAAGCGGCCCATCTATTGCTATCCTGGTTACGGCGAATTGAGAAAATAGTGGTATTAAACAATAAAGAGGGTAGTAATGATCGTATTTTGCACAACATGTAGAGGACGCGCGGACCATGTTGAAAAAACATTGCCACAAAATTTGGCTGACAATCCCAATTCAAAATTTGTTCTCCTGGACTATAATTCACAGGATAATCTAGTGCCTTATTTAAAAGCGAATCACGCCAATGATATCGCAAGCGGACGATTGGTTGTCTACAGCTTCCCGGATCCAACTCAGTTTCATGTATCTCATGCCAAGAATATGGCCGCTAGGCTAGGAATATTGGAGGGCGCTGATATTTTGGTTACACAAGACGCAGATAATTTTACGGGAGAAAATTTTGAAGGATTTGTCACTGAAAAAATGAAAGAGTCGGGGATATTTTTATGCCCTGATCATGTTGGGATTAGAGGTATTCCGTGGGGGACTGGGGAGCGTCCAAATCGTGGTTTCGCTGGGCGGTTAGCTGTCAGAGCACAAGATTTCATTAAGGCTGGGGGCTATAACGAAACGTACGACACTTGGAGAGGCGAAGATATTGATTTTAACGCTAGAATGGGGCGTTTAGGATACACTATGCGCTATATTGATAACCATTACTTGCAGACAATCCCGCACAACGCAGCGATTCGTTTTAAGGAATACCCACATGCTCGTCAGTACGAAGTTGAAGGGGCCTGGAAAATTACCGGTAATGAATATGATACGGTTGTCAATTACGGACAAATCGGTATGGGAACTGTTTATAGAAACTTTGGCAATAAACCCATCAAACTTTCAGCTATTCCAACAAGAATTTTTGGGGTAGGTTTACACAAGACAGCAACGACTTCTTTGCATAAAGCATTTCAGGTTTTGGGTTTTGATAGTCTCCACTGGGGTAGAGGTGAAGCGCCTTTGATTTGGGATGAAATGCAATCAGTAGGTAGGTCAGCAACATTAGAGCGTTATTACGCGCTTTGTGATCTTCCGATTCCGCTGCTATATCAAAAATTAGACAAGACGTATCCGGGCTCCAAGTTTATTCTTACAATCCGTGATGAAAAAAAATGGCTAAAGAGTGTAGAGCGATTGTGGGACGAGGATTATAATCCAACGCGAGGAACATGGGAAATTTATCCATTTACTAATCGAATTCACACAGAATTATACGGACAAAAGGATTTCAATGCACCTGTATTTTTAAAGCGTTATCGTAAGCATAACGCTGAAGTGCTTGAGTATTTTAAAAATCGTCCGAATGATCTACTTGTGATGGATATGGAAGATGGTGCAGGATGGAAAGAACTATGTCCATTCCTTGATGTACCTGTGCCCTCACGCCCGTATCCAACAGTATATGTCACTAAGAAATTAGAAAGTATCAACAGCGGAGAACCTCCACCTCCACCTCCACCTTCAGGTATATGCCCAATAATAATCGCATTGGCGTTTGTTTTTATTACTGTTACAATTGCTGCAATTGCATTTGCAATTTGGCATTGAACGGCTCTAGTGAGCGCAATCCCAGACTTTAGTCTGGGTTAGCGAATACCTCAGTATTTATACTTTAAGTCCGTGCTCTTGGAGTCGCATAATCCCTGAGTAGGCAAGAAGAGAAAAAGCACAAAAGCGGACTTTACGCTTTTCTCTTCGGGCCGGGATTCGGCCACGAGATAGGGTAACACCCTAGTCAGGAATCCCAGACTTCAGTCTGGGAGGATCAACTAAAACAGCCTACGGAACCGATGTTGTATTTTAATCTTGGTTGCTGTAATATTGGGGAACTATATAGTTGAGAGGATGCCGCAATGAGGGTGTACTACTTCGGATGCGTTGGCGAGGCGGGCCACTATATGCACACGCCGGATATGCAGCAAGATTGGAACTTCATGCGCAGCAACCCTTGGGCTGGTGCGCTGGACGATGCCTTCAAGGGTTTGCGGCATAAAGACGGTTGGACCGCATTTGCGATGCACGATTACACGGTGGATCAACGACCCGGATCAAATAGTGTGTTCTTGGCCGAAGGCATCTTCTCCGAGGAAGAGATGCGGGGACTGGCACACGAACATTTCCCATTGGTCGCTAGACGCATCGGCCTGCCACAGAAAGGGTTAGGGAGTTAAGTCTTGACAGGGGGTCTATAATGCCGAAGAATAAATCTACTTCCCCTACATGTCGATTTATTCTCGATTTCACAGAAGAAATGACCCCCCAAACCAATGAAAAAGGGGAGTCGATCAAACCGTTGTACAATTTAACCCATATCATTTATTGTGATGATCCAGCGCTGTTCAAAATAAATGAATTGTGGTATTGTGGAAAACATCAAGCGGAGATGGATGCAGGGGTTAACGGTATAAGGATCAATAATATATGGCATTCTTACTCCCTACTAAAATAAAATAGACAAATATCGTGACTTCGTAGTATAATACATGTAGGAGAAAATTATGACATAGGTTCAACCGTATTTTTACTTGTTCATCCGTCAGGATCTTTCTGCTGCTCAGCAGATCGTCCAGTCCAATCACGCAACCTTTGAAGTTGCTCGCCGTTTACCCCCTGAATATGAAGAAACTCCCAACCTAGTTCTTATTGGTGTGCCAGATAAAACCGAACTTTTCCGTGTGGTCGAAAAACTTAAATTTCATGAAATTGATCATCAGGTTTTTTAAATATCCTTTTTCGGTATTTTGAATGTATACTGGAACATGGACGATATCAAAGGCACTGTAGCAACCGCGGATAATCCCATATTGTCATCGGGCTCATACAAGAGCAGCGCCGTCCATTATCAAATTATCAAACCTGGAAGGAGCAAAACAATGTCGTCAATTAAGGAAATGGCTATTCAATGCAAGCAACTAGACGCGCAAATCACAAAGGCTGCGCAGAAAGCCTTTAAAGACTGCTCTGAGGCAGGGCTTGTTTTAGAAGAACACTGGCCCAGCGGTGTATGGGAACCGGCATACGATTATAAATATTATGACCATGAAATTGATGCCACTGGTATCGATATTCAAGGTCATAAGTATATCGGTGGAGGTGAGTATGCTGACGCAAGAGTGCATGTGACCTTTGAAGCCTTTGAGGATTTCGACACCTACATCGGTCAGAAAAAAGCGGAGCACGCCGCCGCTAAAACTGAAAAAGCAGCTGAAAAGGCCGCATACGATGAAGAGGAACGCTTAAAAGAAGAGGAACGCGAAAAACAGTGTTATTTGAAACTGAAAGCAAAATACGAAGGAGAAAAATTATGACATAGGATAAAGAAAATGCTTTGAGATTGGCGGAGGCTGTCATTAATGTTCATCGTACTAATGAATGTCCTTTTTGTTTTACCGACAATTGGGAACATGACTCTGAATGCCCCATAATCTTGGCTAGAACCATTTTGGAGGAAGATTCTTAATTTTGGGTATTCTTTATAGAGAGGGATTCTATGAAAATTTTGAAAATTGTAATATCTATGATGTTGTTTTGTGGCAGTGTATTTGCTCAACCGCCTTATACTTATTCTATGGGAAGGACAGATACAAATGTAACTCAATTGCCGAAGCCGCTTCCGACTTGGGGTGGATCAACCGGTGTTGGGACAAAGTGGTGTGATCCCAACTTCAAGAATGTGTGTCATATCCGGCTAACTGATCGCAATACAAGCAATGGAAATACATTTGAAACTCAACCTCAAAGTATCGCCGTAGATGATCAACACATTATTGTACAGGCCACAACTGGTGGGAAAACAGTCATCGGTTTTAACCCTACCACATTCGCGGTAACTCCCACTGGAGCCAAGATACTTACTGATGTTGTATTTTCAACCCAAAATCCAAATGAACTTTTAAGCTTAAGTGGTTTGCAAGTTAGCTCACTCACCACTACAGATTGGGTGAATTTCACTCCCACTTTACTTTACGATTTTACCAGCTGCTTGGGCATTCCTGTAGATACAGTCAAGTGGCACGGTGATTGGCAGGTACCCCTGGGAGACGGATTGTACACAGTATCTTATTCAGATCGGGGCTTTCAAGGTAGCGGTGAATATCTTGTTGCTTATCAAGTGACTTCAAAGACATGCAGTCTTCTTAATACAATGACAGGAGCCGTTTATGTGAATGGTAAAATGATTGGGACAATTGATGATGGATCAGGAAAACCTAATGTAGCTCGTTTTACAATTCATGATTCAGCTCCATCACGCAATCCAACTTATGTACATGTGATGCCGTCCATCAATGATCCGACAGGTGGCAGTGGATGTAAATCTGCTAAAGGAACCTGTAATAATGGGTCAGTGTATTATTGGGAAGTTGGAACAACTCATTTAATTCCGTGTGTAGGTTGTAGTAACGGTGGTCATGCAGCCGAGGGGTATGCAGGGGCTTACCACGGCAATCAAACGGAATACAGATATTTTTCAAATCCGACAAAACCTATGACTTTTAACGGTAATCTTCCCACATATAGCAAATTGGATTTTCATAGTAGTTACTTTGATGCGCTAGCAACAAATCCTGATACACAGGCTTTTCTTGTCGTCAACTCTGTTGTAACAAAGAAGCCAATTGCTAAAAATCCTATTTGGGGATTTGATGAACTTTTTGTAGTGCAACCTGGGAAAACACCGGTTGTTAATCGTTTAGGACAAACGCGCAATACAGGTTTGTCGCCATATTATGTTTGTCAAAATGCAACCGCGGAGATTAGTTCGTCTGGAAAATTTGCGGTGTACACTTCAGACCAAGGCGCAAAAGGTATGTTGGGAATGGATCCAAACAAAAATAGCGCCTGTGATGTGTTTATTGTTCCATTGAATTAAGTTCCTTTGATATCATCGGCATTAGCCAAAAAAGCTTTTGCCGATGTATACTTCAAATGCCTCGATAGCTTAGTGATCAAAGCTGCCGTCTCTAGAACGGTGATCACCGGTTAAAATCCGGTTCGGGGCACCATTTTACTCTCGTAGCCATGTCTCTAAAGAACAGTATTGACAAATTTCCACAGTAGAGTATTATAAGAACGGCAAAATCATCCAATGAAAACAAAGAAAATATCGCACGAATTCACCTGGACGAGTAAAAATACAGGTACATGCGGGGACAATTATTGTGACGGGCATCAAGATTTTGAAGTAAAATGCGTATGCGGATGGAAGAAGAAATTTGTAGGTTCCCGTCCGCACAACCAAGAAGAGCAAAATTTAATGCTTAATCATCGTCTCGATTGTTTAGAGAGAAAATTTAAATGAAAATAGCACAAATTAATCACTACAGATGCGGTGAGTCCGACGCCCAATCATATGTTTGGGTGCCTGATGATATGGCAGCGGATCAATTACAAGTATGGGTCGATAAAGCTCAGAAAGAATATGATATCGCTGTCCAAGCTTTAGAGAAACTTCACCATCCTCTTCCTCCACCTGGGTATGCTCCTGACTATAGCAAGTACCCCGATAAAACTGTAGCTGAAATAGAAAAAGCGCACGCTGTACGAGTGTCCGAATGGGCCATACAAGGAAATATCAAGAAGACCGCTCAACGAAATTTTGGGCAAATCCTGAAAGGTATCACTGACGGTAAAATTCTCACATTCTACGAGGTTGCTTTTAGTATATCGGCTGATGTAGACTGGGGGCATAGGCACGGTAAGAAGGTTGATTATGGGGAAACTGACATAAAAGATTTTTACCCAAATTTCGATACTTACCCTGGAGAAGAAGATGGCTCGTAATGTGGATTGCAAATGTCTTTGTCACGGCACTGATGGTAATGTTGTTGGTGATGCTTATTGGAGTTGCAAGGGTTGCTACGGTGCCATGCATCAGCATAATCTTCCCCGCAACCCTGAAGCTAAACAGAAGGCCGCATCTAGACCGAAGAAACCTAAACCGAGATGATAGGTTTTGCTGCCTTGGAGTGGCTTGTGAGGTAGCTATCGCCAATGGAGTTCCTTTAAACAAACAAAAAAAAGAGTTTGGTACTCTTCTTCCTAACCCTCTTTCACCTAATGATGAGTGTACACTTTACAACACTCGATACGGTGATCTCCCGGCTGCGGTTAGAGTATGGCTGGGTTTTAAAAAAGGACAAAATTTCGTTGAGTTCCATGATGCATTAATCACTGCAAATGATGTTGATGGGTGTACATTCAAACAAATTGCCAAGATCATCGAAGCAGCTCCCGATAATTTATGGGTAGAATCTATGGCTAAGAAAAAGTCAAAATCCATAGCTAAGAAAAAGTCAAAATAAGTATTGACAAATTTCCCAACTATGGGTATTATTATATAGGCTACAAAATAAGCGCTGAAACGGGAGGGCTTCGACATGACATATCAAGGCTGGGACGACTGAATTTGACTGACCCGCAAACAACCGAAAAACTAATGAGGGGCTTTGGGTAAAACTGGAGCCCTTCACCAAAAAGAGATTTTATGAATCAGACATCCACAACACGAATTACCACTACCCAATGCACTACAACGGGTGTGCGCGTGAGCGTGTCTGATAAATGGCCTGAATAAAGCCAAATCAGAAAGTTCACAGCCGCCGAAAATGGGCGGCTTTTGTATTTTATGGCTAAATTTGAAGATCATTGTCGAGATTGTGAGCGATTACTAGGCGATAAGCACGAAAACGTAAATCGCTGGATAGATGAGCTTTTTAAGCAGTACGGGCCTAAGCACAGACGCCACAGGCACTGTTGGAAGGGCGTAAGAGAAGCTAGGCAGCTATTTGGGGACTTGGGGGCTAAAGCAGCCATCGTGCATATTGTAAGGGACTGTGGGGCTGTGCCAGCGCAACGTACCTACGATGAGCAAAGCTTAGGTATTGTCCTGGCACCGGAATATTTGATTTATGATGGTTTGAACGAAACCGCACTGGAGAAATTTAAGAAAGCGGTTGAGGAAGACTGGGCTGTTTGGGAAAATTTGAACGGTGCTCAGTTGGATTAAGTTTTGGCGAATAGCTCAGCTGGTGGAGCCCTCCGCTGATAACGGAGAGGTCGGCGGTTCAATCCCGTCTTCGCCAACCAAATTTTGAGGAGGCTATCATGTCTGGGAGCTGGGAACAGGATTACTCGACGTGGACTTCGTGCCAGATGTACGGGCACAATTACGTGACTGATGAATATCAGCCGAACTATCATTTCTGTACCGACTGTGACGAAGCTTACTTTGACGAGGAGTAGGGGCGGTAAGACGCCCTTAAATGGTGGGCGTATGATTACGCCTACCTTGAAAAGTTTTTGAGCGCGGATAGCCAACTGGTAAAGCGCACGCCTGATTAGCGTGGTCATTTGGGGGTTCGAATCCCTCTCCGCGTACCATTTTTATGATGGACACTTTGACAGAGCGGCCTTGTTCAGCGTGCGGAGTGACCGCAGGTGGAAACCTGCGGATGCATAAAAAAGATTGCACGCTGATCGCAAGTTATTGCGAGAGGTTCCCGGGAATCAAAACTTTTGTGAAAGGCACTGATACTAAATGGGAGCGTGAAGGACCGAGGAAGAACGCGAAACATTGATATTTTACCCAGCGATTGGTTAGAGTTAGAGTCTATGGGTACAAACGCCGACGTAGCACAATGGCAGTGCAGCCGCTTCGTAAGCGGAAGGTTGGAGGTTCAAGTCCTCTCATCGGCCCAAAATTTTGCCGCTATAGCACAGCGGGTTAGTGCAGGCGCTTGGTAAGCGTCAGACTCGGATTCGAATTCCGATGGCGGCCCAGGAAGTGGTTTATGAATGAACAAGAAAAGCAACCAGAGCAATTACCGTTTCCGTTGGATGTAACGTCACCTGGACCTTCCCAGAAATTAGGTGAGTGTGGGGAGCTGGGATCAAGCGGTGACCAGCCGCAGTATCCGATGAATGGAAATTTTAAGGAAAAGTAAAATGGAAAAATGTAAATATTGTGGTAGCGAAATTAGGTACACCGTTATGGGTGAGTATTGTTCCAATAAAGATTGCGGTTACATAGATGGGCATTATTGGCCTGTGAAACAAGAGGACAAATATCCCATGCATGGACTTTGTTGTAAATAAAAATTTTTGCCAGCGTGGCACAGTGGACGACTGCACCTGCCTTGTAAGCAGGAACACAAACATCATCAGTTCAAATCTGATCGTTGGCTCCAAAATTACCGGGTTCGTTTAACGGCTAGGACCGCTGCCTTTGAAGCAGCTTATGGTGGTTCGATTCCATCACCCGGTGCCATTAAAAAATAAAAAATGCAAAACCATAAATACTTGCATCATAATAAATGAAGCCACCCCCGAGGCTATTCTTAAAAGGAAGGTATTTATGCGTAAATTATTTAGTTTGTTGATCATGCTGATGGTGGTTACTTTTGCTTTTCCTCAAGATGCCCCAGCTCCCCAATGCAAAAAGAAGGTTCCTCCTCACACAAAGAATCTCAATGAAAATACAAACACGAACAAAAACAACAATCGAAACACGAATACCAACACCAACACAGCTACGGGTGGTGGGGCCGCTATTAACGAAAATGTAGGCACATCTGCATCTTCGGCTTTTACTCCGATGGGAAATAACACTGCTTCATGTCTCCAGTTTTATGGCTTGAGCGGACAGGGTGTGACTGGCGGGGGTGGTTTGGGTTTCTCTCGCGCCAATAAAGTTTGCCAACTGATGGAAATGGCGAACAGTTTTGCAAACCACGGCAATGATGTGGCCTATTGCAAAGAAATGGTTGTAGCAGCAAAGAAAGTGGATAAGCACACTACAATCACTTTTGATGACTGCAAGCCTCAACCTCCGTCTCTGGAATTGAGCGGTTCGCCTGTAGACACAAAGGGATCCGTAGAAAAAGATGAAATAGTAGAACCCCCTTTTAAGGGTAGTCTTGATAAACCCTATGTTGGTGAATTACTCGTTCCAAAAAGCCCCACAACATATTTTTTGGGATTTATTTCCAAGATGGATAATGTGGCGAAAGCGCGATTTGACGATACTATTCTGCGTTTGAAAAATCATGCAGATTCTTACATTACATTAACCAGTGATGAATCCCATAAACATTTGGCGAGACAAATCGTTCAGTATTTCACAAATGCGGGGATTGATTCATATCGTATCTTATTGCGGGGAAATGACGATGACGTGCGAGGAGTCTCTATTACATGGTTTGATAATCAGGGGACTATAGGGCAATAAATTTGATTGGTGTACCGGCAACGGTTTGGGGCAAAAACACCAAAAGCGGGTATCAGCTCCGATTATCCCGCTGCCACAAGGAACTAAGGGCTCCTTGGGCTGCAATCCTTACTCCCGGGCTACCCTAGCCGGGAGTTATTTGTGGTATACTCTTTACAAGGAGAAATTTATGGTCTGTGATATCTGCGAACAAGAAATGCTAGAGGCTGATTCCTGTAAAAGTTGCCCAATCGTTATTGATGGGGAAGATTTTGAACCCGTCCCCTATGAAACGGATGATCCCAACCATAAGTGCCATGACTGCGGGGTTAAAGCCGGTGGATTCCATCATCCTGGCTGCGATATGGAGTGCTGTCCACGATGCGAAGGGCAGCTTATCAGTTGCGGGTGTTTGGAAGAGGAAGAGGAAGATGGTAAAGCTTCAAGATCGAGAGATTGAGCGTTTGCGGCAGCTTCAATGGACGCTCCATCGGCTTGCCAAACCTTTCGTAGACCTCAAGGTAGACATCCTCAGTCGCGTGATTCCCACTATGCGGATTTATGCTGATGGCAAAACGGAAACGATATATCCGCCTGAAGCAGTAGAGATGCTAGCGCAGGTGGATGAAATGTACCAGCGCGAAGTCGCTCGCGTAATCAAGAATGATTTCAGGGATTTTGAAGATGCTTTTTTACTGCAACTCGTCGCACCGCAAGCATCGTGAAAATCTAGCCGAAATTATCTAAACAGGAGATCAAAATGAAATTTATTCCCCTAAAAACCGATGCTACAGCTAAGGGGCTACGCCCATATCAAGAAGATAGGGCGTTTGTGTCCATCATGCCTGAGGGTACACTCTTCGCTGTTTTTGATGGGCATGGCGGCGACGAAGTGTCTAAATTAGCTTGTGACGAACTGCCTGGAATTTTCGCGGATGAAATTAGTGAAGAAGGGGCTAATCCTCGTTCCGCTTTATACATCGCTCTTGAGAAACTGAATGAACTCACAAAGCCCAAAGAAGCCGCCCCTTTGGACGATGAAGATATTAATTATGGATACCGCGATTATCATTCAAACTCTGGGTCTACGGCTTCCCTGGTATTCGTGCCAGCAGACGGAAATACAGTGACTTGCGCGGTACTTGGCGATTCTCCTATCATTATCCAAGACGCCAAGAAAAAAATTATCATTGGACCAGACCATAATGTTCGCACTAACGCAGAAGAAGCAGCGGCAGCAAAAGAGCGTGGTGGAGTAATTTTTAATGGTTACATGTACGCAGAGGGTAGTAAGTTTAATGCCCCCGGTATTCAAATGGCGAGAGCTTTAGGAGACTGGGAATTCGGCAAAGCAATGTCGCATATTCCGGAAATTTTCGAAGCTCAAATCAACGCTAAAAGTTTTATTGTTGTAGCATCAGATGGCGTATTTGATCCAGCGCATGGCAACTTCAAAAAAGCCGCAAAAAAAGTAGTGAAGTTGGTTCGACAAGGAGCTAAAGCTGAAGATTTGGTTAAATACGCAACCGATCTTCCTACGGAAGATAATGCTACATGCATAGTCATTCACTTTGAAAAATTTAAAAAGATGGTTGATCCAGAAATCAAATTACCTACAAGCTTGGTGGATTTACATGAAGAATGAAGATAAACGTCCCCCGATGCCCAATAATTTTCAATGGTTTTCCATCTGCTCCGCACACTCATATGACCCTGCCTGTGGCGCTTGTAACACTGGTCGTTGGGTAAATGATGAATTCCATGAATTAGACCACTGGTTATATGATCATGATCCTAAACTATGGCGTAAATGGGCGAATCGTGAAACAAAAGAAGGTGATCCGGGGCATAAGGCACGACATTTTCTTGAGAGTGTATTTCCAGGTCTACGTCCAAAACCCACAACCTCAGTAATTGCTACTAGCCAAACTGCGCCAGCGGCTTGTAATCGTCACTCGAACTGTGAAGAAGCTATAGAAAAATGGCTAGCAGAACATCCAGGCATGAAACGATTGGATATCCCATTCTCTTTTCATTGTCATGATGACGAGTGCGAGGATTGTTTTGGTTGTTAGCTGCCGCAGTATTAGATAGAATGCAGCTCAATGAAGAACAAACCCTCGCTGTTCAGCATCCTCAAGGTGAACCATCTGTTCTCATAGCAGGGGCCGGTAGCGGTAAAACCCGCGTCATTACAGAACGTGTAAAATGGTTATTAGAACAAGGCGTCCTACCTCGGCGTATAGTAGTTATTACTTTTACTAATCGTGCCGCTAACGAACTTAAGGAACGACTGGAGTTAGGTAAAGTCTCCATTGATAAGGAACCCCGCGCCAGTACCATCCATAGTTTAGCTCTATCAGGAATCCGCAAAAACCCTAAAGCCTTCGGACTGGCAGATAAAATAACCCCCTTAGATGAGTGGGATCAATCTCAATTAATGAAAAAAGTCATTGAGCGTTGGGGGGCGAAAAGGAACCAAGAAGTAGAAATAAAACCTATGACTATCTTGGAGAAAATAGGATTTCACCGCGCTCGTGGTGTGGGATTTAGAAACGAGTATACCAATACAGTCCACCAGAAAGCTCTCATAGAACACGCTGGTTACCACGCGCTTAGTGATGATTTTTTAGAGTTGTGGGGTCTGTTCGAGATTGAAAAATCGAAAATGAGTCTGGTAGATTTTGATGATATGCTTCATCTGTTTAACCGAAGAGCCAAAAATGATGGAGCCTGGATAAAAAGAGTTCAATCGCAATTTGATCATGTCTTAGTGGATGAGGGGCAGGATCTATCAATTGTACAGTGGGAATTTGTCAACCATCTTCTGGGACAGGACAACAAAAATTTATGCGTAGTTGGGGATCAAAATCAGTCAATCTTTGGTTTTAATGGGTCATCCCCTGAGCTTCTTATGGAGTACTCCGAAGATTGGCGCGGAATTAAACCTCATCTATATCGCATAGCTCGTAATCATAGGAGCATGAAAAATATTGTTTATCTGGCTAATAGGCTGCAAAAAACTATGACGCGGACCATACCCCTTCAAATGCAAACATTTAGGGAAGAAGATGGGGAGATAAAAATCAAAGTAGCTTGTCTACCCGTGGACATCGCAAACAAAATTGCTGCTGAAATTCAAAAGGACGCCCAGAAGAAACGGGATCCTATTCTATATAAAGAGAACGCGATCCTAGTTCGTAGCGCTATTCAAATTCGAGATTTGGAAGGGGAGCTAGTAAGAAGGCGCATACCTTATATTGTGAGGGGCGGTAGGGGGCTTCTGGCAACAGAAGAAGTACGAGATATTTTGGGGTATTTGCGTTTGGCGTCTAACCGTAAAGATTTTACAGCTTTCTCTCGCTGCTGCGCTGTCCCTCGATGCGGTGTGGGGGAAGTGGCTTTAAATAAACTGCGTATTGAAGCTAATAAAACTTGTGATGGAGATTTGTTAGAAGCCGCTAAAGCGGAACCTAAACTACACAATTTGATTAGCATCATCGACCAAATCACTGTATTTAAAGACACTCCTGTAGACGCTTTAGACAAACTTTTATCGCTGTTTGACTACCGTAAATACATCGGAGTGAAGTACGCGAAAGATAAAGAGAAAGCAAAAATAAAACAAGAAAATATTGATCGTTTTGTATTGATGGTAATGGCCATTACTGAAGATACAAATTTAACCCTGGATGATCTGATTTTTCAAATGGTACTGGATAGACCAAAGGGTGACGATACAGAAAAAGTCTTGTATGAACAGCAACTCGCCACTGGAGAATTAACACAGGAACAATTCGACCAGAAGATGGATGAGTTGAAAAATGGTAGTGTGACAATTAGTACTATTCACGCCTCCAAAGGTTTGGAGTGGAAGAGAGTTTTCGTTACGAATCTTGTTGAGGGGTCATTGCCCCACAGATTCTCTATGGGGTCGGATGAAGAAATTGAGGAGGAGAGACGCCTTGCATATGTCGCCTGCACCAGGGCAAAAGATACCCTAGTTCTCTGTATACCGGAGAAAGCGCAAATGCAAGCAAACACAGTACGTTTAGCCCCATCCAGATTTTTGGAAGAAATTGGTATCGTTCCTGAAAAACCTGCATCAAAATAGTATGAAAGAAGCAATACTTTTCTGGTATAATAAATAAGGAGTTTCGTATGTCATGGCCTGATGCGTTGGTAGCAGTTGCGGGAATCTGTGCTTGGGTGTTTTGGATATATCTGCTGTACAGGGATTAATGGCTATTCTAATGCTTGGTCAAGTATTTTTGAAACTGTGTGAAGATGATTAGAAGGTGTTAGAATAATTTAGTGATGGAGAAACCATGGCACGCCTGTACGTACTTTTATTTTTTGTAGCTCTTATCTTCGTTATTTTTTTCATTCTCAGTCATTCATGGTTTGTTATGAGCGCTTTTACAATGTTAAGTGGGGCATTGATTGTATTTTGTGTTGTTTGGATAATCGCCTACATTACTAGACGGAGATGAAGTATCTTATGATAAAAACAATAAAATCTTTGAGTGTGGGGAGTTTTTTGCCGCTGTCTATGCCGCTATACGTTATCACTGGACTCATAATTTTTGGGAAAGTTTTTTTCTATTCGTGTTTGGTTGGTTTCTGTTAGATTTGCTGTTCTATTTGGGCGGTAAGGTCGAGACTTTGATTTCATTTTTCGAAAGGAAACGCAATGTTAAATAAACCATCTTACGGTATTTGCGTTGGGCGATTTCAAGTTAATGATCTTCACGAAGGTCACATGGAGTTGTTTCGTCAAATCAGCGCGAGACACAACGGCGTAATAGTATTCGTAGGCAAAGCCCCCGCTGGACTCACTCAAGACAATCCTTTAACCTTTGAAGCACGTAGAGCGATGATCAACGCCAAGTTCCCGAATTTTACAGTACTTCCGCTTATGGACACCAAAACCGATGAGCAGTGGAGCGCTGATTTGGATACCGCGATTAAGTCTGTTGTGGATTTTGGGGATGTCACTCTTTATGGGGGAAGGGACTCTTTTGTACCCCATTATTCTGGGCAATACAAGCCCGTGGAACTCGCTCTACCCACGCAGAGTGTCAGCGGTACGGATATTCGTAAAGATGTTTCCAATAAAGTGATTGAGTCATCAGAATTTCGTGCGGGTATGATATACGCCCTGCACCATTTATGGCCGGTGCTATTGCCTTGCGTAGATATCGCTATCTTCAATCAGGATTATACTCAAGTACTTTTAGGGCGGAAGCCCGGAGAAAAAGAATTCCGGTTTGTTGGGGGGCACGCTGAAAAGAAACACGGCAGCTATGAAATCGGGGCTCGCTATGAAGTGCTGGAAGAAGCAACGGTTGAGCCTGGTGCTATGCAATACATAGGATCAGCAGTTATTGATGACTGGCGTTATCGAACGGTAGACAGAGGTATTATGACCGCCTTTTTTGCTACCACTGTCAGCAACCAAGCCTCGCATCCAAACGATGACATAGTAGAAACTCGTTGGTTTGATGTAGATAAATTAAAACAATCGGATTTTGTGGACACGCATCATATACTATATAAAATGATGATGGCGTGGTTAGTAAAACGATCCGTAAAGGAGAATTATGGAACCGCTAAAGCTTAATCCGATTTGGAATACAGACAGCTATAAATTAGGTCACTGGTCTCAGTATCCTCCGGATACCAAGCATGTATACTCACACTTGATGTCTCGTGGCGGGTTCTGGAAGCATACTCTATTTACTGGTCTTCAAGGTATTTTGAAAGCCAACTATACGGGCGTGGTTTTCAATGAAGCCGATGTGAAAGAAGCCCGCGAACTATCTGCACTGCATTTTGGGTCTGACACAGTGTTTAACAATGCTGGTTGGCTGCGCCTTCTGGAAAAGCATGGGGGCAAGTTGCCTCTTCGTGTTCGGGCACCAAAAGAAGGTAAGCTCATTCCGGTAAAAAATGCCTTGATGACTATTGAAAATACTGATCCGGAATTCCCATGGTTGACCAACTGGGCCGAGACCCTATTGCTCCAGATATGGTATCCGGTCACTGTTGGGACTTTGTCTTTTGAAATTCGTCAAGCCATCGGAAAAGATCTGGTGCGCACTGGGAATCCTAATTTGATCGATTACAAACTACATGATTTTGGTTTTCGTGGGGTTTCATCCAAAGAATCAGCAGCTATCGGCGGAGCAGCCCACTTGTTCAATTTCCACGGCACAGATACCTTGGCCGCGATTTCATACCTGCGCCAATATTACAAGGCCCAAATGCCTGGAAATTCCATTCCAGCCATGGAACACAGCACAGTGACTTCTTGGGGTAAGGATCATGAGACAGATGCTTACCGTAATATGCTTACAAAGAACCCTACGGGGCTTGCGGCTTGTGTGGTAGATTCTTATGATACTATTAACGCGGTGGATGTAATTTTTGGGGATACTCTCCGAGAGATGGTTTTACGGCGCTCCGGTACTGTAGTTTTACGCCCGGATTCAGGCGACCCCACACAAATTCTTGAGGATATTTTCAATTCGGTATCTAACAAATTTGGGTTTGAGACCAATACCAAGGGCTGGAAGGTGTTGCCTTCTGTAATTCGTGCTATTCAAGGTGATGGGGTTAACTATCAGAACATTTTGCGCATCAACTCACACCTTATTCGCGCTGGCTGGTCAATGGATAATCTCGCATTCGGAATGGGTGGTGCTTTATTACAGCAACAGAATCGAGACACCCAACGTTTTGCTATCAAATGCAGCGCTATCAATCGAGCGGGTGTTTGGTCTCCGGTTTACAAAGACCCAAAGACTGATCCCGGTAAGGCGTCTATTGGTGGAAGACTCAGTTTGGTGGATCGTGATGTAAACCATTCAGGAGATTATGTTACTCAAGTCTCTGATGACAATGATTCTTATGGTAACGAGCTTGATGTGGTTTTTGAGGACGGAGTTCTCAAGAAAGAATACACATACGATGAAGTTTGGGCTCAATGCCGCAAAGCCGATCGTTACTCAGAAGAGGCACAGGAAGCATTCGCCTAATTAAATTCAAATGACAACCTACTATAAGCTCACGACGCAGGAAGGAATGACCCAAAACAATACTCAATGGGGAGAGAATGTAACTCATGAGGCTACGGGAGACATTAAACAAGATTTGTGCTCCGATGCATGGATACATGCTTACACTCATCCTCTACTCGCCGTGTTTATGAACCCGGTTCATGCGAGGATAAAAAATCCCATCCTTTGGGAAGGAAAGGGAGAAGGGGAGGCAAAATTCGAATCCGAAAAATGCGGGTTCAGAAAATTCACTACGCTTCGACAAATTCCTCTTCCCGAAGTAACCGATGTTCAAAAAATAACCTTTGGTATTCTCTGTGTTAAAGAAGTTTACAAAGACCCAAGTTGGAATCAGTGGGCAGATAAATGGTTAAGCGGGGAAGATCGTACTGAAGCTTCTGCTGCTGCTAATGCTTATTATGCTGCTAATGCTGCTAATGCTGCTAATGCTGCTGCTTATGCTGCTGCTTCTAATGCTGCTGATGCTGCTTATGCTGCTTCTAATGCTGCTAAGTATGCTGATGCTGCTGCTTATGCTGCTTATGCTGCTGATGCTGCTGCTTCTAAAGGCAAAGAATTAGATTTTGTTTCGATTGCCCTTAAAGCTGTAAAGGAGCTATAAAAATTTTAAACTGTACTATGGCAATGATAATAGTACTCTTGGAGTCGTGAGTAGGTAAGAAGAGGTCTTAAGCGGACTTTTAGTCAGTAATTTCAAGAGTAAGAGGATATCAATAAGGAGAGTTATGCCTGGAAAAAGAACGATGGGCGGGAAAGCCCGCAAAAGTGATGAACGAGTTCGCCAAACGCCGTCCAAGGAGAAGTTCTTGGATCAATTTTACTGGCGCAAGGACTGTTTGAAGGCCCGTGCCAAAGCGGGAAAACTTACTGAGAAGAATAAAGTTGAAGTTAAAAATTTGGGGATTAACTTGTAATCTCCGCTCTAATTTGATAGTATCTCAATTGAGGAAAACAAAATGGCTTGGATGGAAGAAAAAATTGTGGTGGTAGATAAATCTAGTTTTTATCAAGTTCTGGAGATTAACGGAAAATCGTATATTGACTGTCGTGACCCCAACCATTGTCAATTACGAGATTACATCTCTTCCTACCTGGGTCGAGAAATTGATTCCTACACGATAGATGACTTTGGGCATCGATATCCAGTAACTTTTCTTTTGAATTACATTCCATCTTTTAAAGCTAAGCGAGATGGCGGTATGCCCCTCTTAGTAGCTTACTTGGAGAAAGTAAAAACCATCAGACAAGACTCTTATAAAGAGCGCCAAAAACTCGGCAAAATTGAGATGGGTGACCTAGAATTGGTCTTTCCTCAAGGTACAGATATAGTGTACCATGACGGCAACGGTGGATTGATCGGTGGGCAGGTACAGAAAATTGATGTCCGCAATTCTTTTTTTACCGGTCCTTATTTCATTATTCAACTCAAAGTTATTCACGCCATTAAAGGCGAAATTGAAAATGGAATTTATTCATTCAGTATTGGCGGATTTTATGGTTTGGAGGATCTTAAATCTTTACCGATTTGTGTTCCAACAGATTCGGATAAAGAATTTATGTCCAAGCGTGGTGAAAAATTCGCTAAGTTTTTTACACCAGGACAATATGTTTCTTATAACGGTATTCTGACACAGCCAAGTTATTGGTCAGCTCGTACCTTCCGCGCTGATGGACGGGTTGTAATTGACCCTGTATCTTTTCAGCGTGCGGAACCAGAAATCTGGAGAGATTGCATATACAAGTGCGGTATTAACATAGACGAGGGTCGTGATGATCGGGCAACTATTAAACATACCGCCATTGATCCAGCCGATTACTGGCGCTGCGCACCATTTCTTTACGGTTTTAGTCTCGCTGTAAAACAGTGGGGTCGTCTGGAACTGGACGGAATGTCAGAGATCAACTGGCGAGATGATGCTTGGGATAAATTAGTATTGGATGAGGGAGAAAAGGATTTGATTTTTTCTCTGGTTAAGTTCCATGGTCAAGGATTCACCGACATCATCGAAGGTAAGGGTGGTGGGTGTATTTTCCTACTTCACGGTAAACCCGGTTGGGGAAAAACTTGTTCCGCTGAGGCTGTAGCTGAGCTGCTGCACAAGCCGTTGTACTCCGTAGGCGTGGGAGAACTGGGAACTGATACCACAACCCTGGAAGAAAAACTGCGTTCTATTTTGGATGTAGGGACCATCTGGGACGCTGTAATTCTGCTAGATGAGGCCGATATCTTCCTAGAGGAGCGGGATGACCACAATATCGCCCGTAACGCTATGGTGGGGGTGTTCCTGCGGCTACTGGAGTATCACAACGGGGTGTTGTTTTTGACCACGAATCGAGTCAAGAAAATTGACGAAGCATTTTATAGCCGTATTTCTGTTGCTCTTCACTATAAGAGCGACGGGAAGGCGCTTAAAATATGGCAGAATCTACTCACAGCATCCAAGTTGAACCCAGCGTGGGCAAATGCTCTGTCTTCTTATGATATTAATGGTCGTCAGATCAAAAACTCTATTCGTATGGCTCAGACTTTGGCGCGTGCAGGAAGTCGTCCAGTGGATATTGAAGATTTAAAGCGGGCAGCTACAGCGGCTATAAGCTTTGAACGTGAGATGAAAAAACAACATCTTGAAAATGAACTACAAGTACTCATGCAGATATAGAGAATAATGATTAAAAATGATTCAATTAAACCTCAATTAAAAATATGCGACATTACCGGATGAAGAGAAGGAATGATGTTGGATATGTACTATAAACTCACGACGCAAGAAGGAAAGACTCGTAATGAAACTCAATGGGGCGAGAATTTGACTCATGAGGCTACGGGAGACATTAAACAAGATTTGTGCTCCGATGCATGGATACATGCTTACACTCATCCTCTACTCGCCGTGCTTATGAACCCGGCTCATGCAGATATAGAGAATCCCATCCTTTGGGAAGGAAAGGGAGAAGGAGAAGCAAAATTTGAATCCCTTAAATGTGGGTTTAGGAAGTTTACTACGCTAAAGAAAATCCCTCTTCCCGAAATAACCTATGTTCAAAAGGTAGCCTTTGGTATTCTCTGTGCTAAAGAAGTTTACAAAGACTCAAGTTGGAATCAGTGGGCAGATAAGTGGTTAAGCGGGGAGGATCGTACCGAAGCTTCTGCTAAGTATGCTGCTGCTTACTCTGCTGCTAATGCTTATTATGCTGCTAGGGCTGCTGCTAATGCTGAGTATGTTGCTTATGCTGCTAAAGCTGCTTCTACTGCTAAAGCTATGGGTAAAGAATTAGATTTTGTTTCGATTGCTCTTAAAGCCATGGAGGTGAAGTAATGCTAATAACGGACTTACGCCACAGCTAACAACGGCATCTTTGACTTTAATCGCAACGAAACGGGCAGATACGCGAAGAAAATAAAGCATCGAATAAGGATTAAAAATGATTCAATTAAACCTCAGTTTAAAATCAAAATATGATCCTCCGGTTCCTGTTAAGCCGGATGCGACATTACCGGATGAAGAGTACCTAGCCCTATGTGTGAAGTTAGGAATGGTGTTGGATATGCCTACCTATCCTTTACATGATGTTATCAGATACCTTAACGCAAAATTTGGAGTACATAGTAGGAAATCACTCACGGACTCAGTGAGCCGACCAAATTGGGTGTGGGTGCCTCTTCGACACAAAGATATTATTACTACGCGTAATTTTAATGATACGGATCAACGTATTTATACTAAACCTATCCCGTACCCCGTTCTTAAGACCATTGAATCTATTCAAGAACGTTGGCCGGAAGCGAAATTTTTCATTTCGGATGAAAGATACGCATCCGATGAGAAAGACCCATTTTTTAATGTTTACTGTTAATGAAGCTCGTACGATTCATGTAGTTGAACGCTGGGACGAGCCAAAATTTCGATGAACGAGTATTATAAAGTATGGTGTACACAAGGACAAGGTCCTGGAGAAACTCCTGACAAAGAGTTTCCAACTTTAAAAAAAGCCCTGACTTTTGTCGAAGAAAATAAAGATGACGCTTCGTGGGCTATTGAATACCCTGATGGCACATGGCATAAATGGGACAATTAGTAAATGGCTAAGAAACTTAAGACTAATGCTGTCATAGCAGTTATCCCTCAAGAAACACAAGAACAGAAGGAAGCTAAAGAAGATAAAGTGTTTGAAGTAGCGAACCGCAAATACACAACCTCAATGAACAAAGCATGGCAAAAATATTGCACAGCTTTGGATGAAGATTTGAAAGATAATCCCAAAAAATCCACAAAGAAAGAGTCCTACACTTTACAATATATCGAGGATAGAGAGCGAGCATTAAAAGAATGGATAGATTTTTTTGGCGGTGATTTTATTGTTTCGGAGGATTAAACAAATATGCACACTTCTTTGGGATTTTGGTTGGAAATACGCAAAAGTTTAATGGTACGAGGGGATAACTGGAAACTAGTTATTGATTCTCTTCCGTCAAGAATAAACAGTTTAGATGCGCTTTCTCTCTTCCAAGAATCGGATCAATTAACTTACCTTACTGGTCAAGGCTATATTGCTGGAGAGTTAGTTGAAGCTAGTCCATTCAAAGGAATCATTCTACCCTATATTTCAGACGATATAGAGATAACACTCGAAAATATTGCACTTCAATGGGTGTACAGATTTTTAATTCTTGAGGGTCTGATAGAGCATAATCGCAAAGAACCTATAAAAAAATGGGCACCGATGTTTTTACATCTCACGGATCAAGGTCTGCATTTCTTGGTGTATATGTCGGCGGTACTAGTACTCATGGAAGAAGGGCAAATAGTTGGTAAGAAGATATCAAAAGCTAAACTTCTCAGCGGAGAATTGGATGACTTAGTGCGCTGGCGGGTTAAAAAAGTATGTGAATTGCTTCACGAAAAAGCGCAGGATTATGGAGAAAGTTTTCGTCGTCATGGCTTGCCTGGACTAGTTCCTAGATTATGGGATAAAATCGCTCGCTATGCACAGCTCAAGGCTGATAATCGTACCGCTAAATTTGAAAGAATGGAAGATTCAGTTGTAGATTTATTGGGATATTGTTGTGTCGCCTGGTCACTTATGTTAGAATTACCAGAAGATTTTAGAAAAGAATATCAACCCTCTTGTACTTATGAAACAGAACAAATCGGAAAAGAGTGGAAAAAACTGTGAGAGCGGCTGAGCGCAGGGACGGATGAGTGAGACAGTGAAAAATAACCATACGTGCGACAAGCCTAACTATACGGATGGCCCGTGTCAGGTTTGCGCGGCTGAGAAAACGCTACTGCCGTGCCCATTTTGCGGCGGCGCTCCGATCTTGGACGACTTAGGCGAAGAGGATGATTTCTTCGTACACTGCGGGTCATGCGAAGTGCAGCAAATCGCCAACAAGACAATCGACACGGCTGTAAGCGAATGGAATCAGCGGGTGAGCGCAGGGGATACCCCAGATTTGCGGAGGAGTGAGACAGTGAGCCAGTGTTTAAGAACTCGGATTCTGGAAATGATGAAGCATCGAGAGTGGTCAACCCATTGGATACATCGAAGCGCGTACCTGCATCTGGAGTCTGCGGAACTTGCGGAAGCGGTTCGGGGAAAACGGGGAGACACACTCGATGAGTCGGCGGATGTGCTCATAACGATGCTGGCTCTGAGTCCGCATAATCTGCCAGAAATCGTTCAAGCCGCTACAGCCAAAGTGGAATCGTTAATGACGAAACCACGATACGCGGGAGAAACCGGAACATTTGGTGATGTGCGGGTGAACGCAGGGACGGAGGAGACAGTCCATGCCAACGATTAAAGAGGAGACAGTCCATGCCAACGATTAAAGAGTGGACAGAACTGCATGCCGATCTGATGCAGAGGTTGCATCTCCCGTGCGAACTGAATTTCTCTACTGATGTCAAAGTAGCACAGCACAGATTCGACGACGATGACACCTGTGTGATCACTATCAATCCAGAAGTGGATTTTAAAGTACCAGTACACCTCATTCTCCACGAAGCTGCCCATCATCGCGCTTATGTCAGGGCGTTTAGACATCTCACGGACAATACTTTCGTGGACTTATGCTGTTCTGGCTGGACGGGCGGACACTGCGAGCACTGGGCGAAAATTCTCATCGGCATGTACGCCGAAATGGGAATCGCATTGCCGTACAGCACAAGCTTTATAGCATTTGCAAAGCTGGCGGGCATCGTGCGAAAGAACTATGCAAGGGAGGGTCAATGGAATGGACAGCGGAACAATGGCGCAGGCTAGCAGCCTGTTTAGGTTACGGACCTTTGCGGGGACGATTCAAAAAAAATCTGATCCCCATAATGAAGAAACGCGATCAAATCTGCATCAAATGTCTCGCTGACGAAGTAGCCGAAGGTCTGGGCGGGGAATACGGTTTGTGGGCGGAGGAAATTTTGATCGCCGCATCCAAAGAAACGTCCATCGAAGTGTACTGTGGTAAGGGGAAACACAATGCCTGAAGTCCCGAACGCTTACCAGTGCGACTTTTGCCATAAGATCATGACGCCTATCGAGACGAAGGACACCCGCTGGAATTCGAAGTTCTGCTCACTTTGTGGCTTCCGATTCTACGATGTTTTCATCGGGGAAACCCGCATAAACACAGATACTTACTGACTTCTGGATGATCCAGGGCAAGAAAGTTGATGGTGTCGCTGTCAAAACCTTTCAACTATCCATTTCTAGATTAGAGGTTGATATGAGTAAAAAAAATAAGTCTAAAAAACGCACTAAAAAAGTAACTTCAGCTCCGAAGGTTGTAAAACCAGAAATATCAATGCCAGAAATACCAGTGCCAGATTCAGTAAAAACTGACTATCCTCTTTCAGTGTATGACGAGAGTATTTATCCAACCCCTGAGTCTAAACCAAGTAAAAAACTAGGATTCTGGAAATGGTTAGTTGGGTAAAGTTGAAATAGGAGAAATTATGTTAGGTTTATTCGGAACGATTTTAGTTATACTTTTAATTGTTTGGCTTGCACGAAGAGTTTGAGCGATGAAAAATAAGTCCTTTATGGGAATCCTTGATAGAGAGGATTTTCATGATCGTTCTTACGCAGGGGCAAATAACCGGTTCCGCTGATTTGGCTATTTTGATTCGAGACGCCAGCGGTAACCTAATTGACCCCGTTTCTATTAGTTACACCATATACAAACTCCGCGATATATTACCAACATCCCCCACGGTAGCATATGAATATGATATGCACCAACCAGAAAACATGCAAGGTGGGCCACCTCTCCCACCTGAAAGCTCTACCTTAGTCAGCCAGCCCCAGCAGACCCCTAAACGTCTCTCTTTGGGCACCTATGCGGCTGTAGTGACCATTCCTACCGCTTGGAAGGGAATTTATAAGATCGTATGGCAGTTTCAACAATATGCAGCAAGCTGCCCCCAGAACTATGTTCACATGGATTTTATTGTGCAAACTGTGGATCCAACAGATCCTGCTTTCGAAGCACCTTCTATGATTATTGGTAAGCAGTTGGGTATCGCCAGTGCTCAGACTTCCCCAGCTATGTATGCGCAGGCAATTCGAGTGGTTCGAGAATTAATTTCCGATGTTAATCCTGATAGAAATTATCATTTTCGTCCTCCAACCCCCGGAAAAGTTGTGGCGAATTATACAACTAGAGTGGGATTTATATGGCTGGATACAACTATTTTGGTAAATTTGAGTATGTCTATTTCACAGCTAAATCTTTATAATCCCATGAATTATTTTAATTGGACCATGGATACAATTCCTCGGGACTGGGGAAATATAGCGGCAATGGGAGCAGCCGCTTTTTGTCTTTCTGGTGAGTCAGCTCGATGGGCCGCGGACGAATTTTCTTACAGTCTTAACGGGGTTTCGCTAGATATAAATAAATCAGCTTTGTACCAATCTTTAGCAGGAACCTACTTGACTCAATTTAACACCATGGCTCCATTAGTTACAGCTAATAGACCCTATTCAGCCGGATTGAGACAATCTCGTTGGCTCCTCGGTTAGCCGTGTAGAAATTTGACTTCTCAGTATTAGATAGAATCAGCGTACAGAACGGCAGCTACGCTAAGGCGATACACACTCGCTGGCATGTCAACCGTGGGCGAACAAATCCATTCTGCGCGTTTTGTCACCACTCCGCCGACTAGCTATTTCATTATTCAGAAGAAATGAAACCAAATAAGACCGGAAAACAAAAAACGCTATTCTTTCCCTTTAATAGATGATTACCAACTTACTAGTTTTGAACAGCAGTTATGTAGGATCCCATGATTTGTGGTGGGCTCATGATCCTGAAGCTGTTAAGGGTTACAACATTTATCGTGCTTACGAACACCCGTCTAACTGGGAATGTATTCAACAGAGTTGGGCAGGTAATTTCTATCGAGATATGACATCTCTTCAACAAGTCACATACACTCTCAAACCTGATGATTTTATTGAACAAGGAGAATTGGGACGTTGGGCTTTTAGGATACCAGATATTCCATATGCTACAGTACAAGCTGGTAGAGCTGTCATAAGCAATAGTCCGGATGATGTGAGCGTTACTGTAAGTGTAAGCGGCAATGTAGGTGTGGATGGACAAACATTTCGCCCCATAAAAGTTGAGGGGTTTGATCGTTCAATTTACATGGAAATGGACAACACCTTAGCGGAAGGGGGAGCTGTGAGTGATACAGCTTTGGTTGATACAGATGATGTCAACCATGCTAATTACGCTGGCATAACTCTTTGGCAAGTAACTTACAATAAACTCATTAATTATGTAGATATTTATACCGCTTTAAATCGTGTTTATTATACAGTAGTACCGGTGAGTGCAAAAGGAGAGTTACATGCACCTGGGGATCACGGGTCAATGATAAAAAATACTCAAGAGGTAGATCAGATTGATTGGGTGTTTGAGGAAATGGTACGGCGTAATCAATATTTATTTGAAACAACTGGGGAACCAGCTTATCTTATGTTTCGCAAATGGCGAGGCACTGCTTGCGGCTGTGTGTACGGCAGTCAACAACCAAAAACAGGATGTAGGGTTTGTTTTGAAACAGGGTTTGTAGGCGGATACATAGGTCCGTATGATTTTCTTTTTGTACCTCCGGATTCCGCTTTGATGCGTGAGATTACTGAAGGTGGTATCAAAACCACCAGAGACTCTCGTAGTTATTTGACTCGTACCCCAATCGTGCAGAACGGTGATTTAATCATACGGCGCAATGGGGATCGCATGACAATCAGCAATGTGGTTTACAAAATGCCGCGAGGTATTATTCTTCAGCAAGATTTCACCGTATCTTTGCTGTCGCCTGGGGATACTCGTTATTTAATTCCCGTGGTGAATACGGGGCTACCTACGATATTTAATCCTGTGGTTCGCCCCGATCCGCTGGATGGAAAAGGCGGGGGTGAGCCAGTATTTGATCCACGCACAGTTCCAAATAAAGATTTTGAGAACGTGAATATTCCTATCGGTCGCACAGTGGAATTTGGCAAGATAACTTCCTGACTCCTAAACTTTTCGACTTTCTCAGAAATGGCGACTCCGCTTTTATGAGAACGCACAGACATTAAATCAAGTAGTCTTTCATGGGCACTGACACGCTCCAGCGCGGTTCCACGCCGAGCCGGACGCACCGCTCAAAGTACTCCGCCTTGGCTTTGTCGTAGTCCAAGCCGTCCTTGGCGTACAGTTTGCGGTAGTTGTTCTCGGTGTCAAACCCCTCTACGGTGTTGAAGTTCGCTGGGCAAAAGGTGTAGTCATCCAAGGTCAACGGTCGGGCGATCCTTTTCTCAAGGCACGCTCGACAGCAGAACTCTCTGGGAAACAGTTTAGCGGCCGCCCAGACTGAGTCGAACACTATGAAGGTGTCGTGTTCTTGACGGCAGTCTTTGCAGGTGTAATCTCGTTTAGGTCTCATCTCCCTGATTTTACACCAAAAAGTAACTACGGTAAATCGGCAAGATCCTCTTCGAAGTAAATATCTAGAAGATACATTAGCGCCTCACCATTATCTCCATCTCCGCCTGATTTAAAGCAAAAATAATCATTATTTTGTGTAAAGTCAATAGCAGCAATATTGCGATAAATTTCCTCACTTCGTGGATCGTGTGGAATTCCTTTTTCCCAGCGTTCCTTTACAGTCATTTTCCCATAATACCATTAAAAATAACTATTGTAAACATTGTAGAGGTACATTCTCATGACATTTGACGCAGCAGAGTTAGCAAAAACAGCTCGTATATTGGACGAATCGGATAGGCCGAATTCTGACCCAGAACTTCAGAAAATTGTAGGGGACCCGGATGATGCGAGAATTTCAACTTTCGCTCAGTTCGCCCCCAATCCCCGAGGTACTCTTCTTCCTAACCCTCTTTCACCTGTTGAAGGAGATGAGATATTTTTCGCCTATCTTATTCCTGGAGCTAAGTTTCAATCACATGATGGAAGTCAGTGGATGATTGAAGATTATCCTTGGCAAGGAATGGTGCAGATTACTAATGTATGGTACCCGCGGATTAACGCCCAAGTATCTGTATATGATGTTCGAAGATCTATAGAGCAATATGTTGAACCCATACAACAGTTTATTCCACCTCCCCCTCCTGGAGTTGATTATTCTGCTTTACGTGTAAAGATTGTAGACGGTCCAGAAACCTACGGAGCTGGAGACGAATTGTCTACGGGTAGTAGCAAATCATATGTACCTAGCGGGTGGTAAAGGTCATAAATCACGATGATAGTTTATTGTCAGACAAACACCTGTAGTGAAGCACACTGTGCCCATATTAGTCAGGCGAAAAAAGGTCATGGCCTCGGCCGAAAACATTCACCTGAATCAGAGCGTATGCGTATAGCTAGAAGCCTGTACTGGGCTCGTAAAAAGGGGGTCAAAGGATTAAGTCCTTTGTTTTCATATAGTTGATTTATCGGGGGCCAATCTTGTAAATTATTTGCGGCGGATCATAGAGGAAGCTGTCTCTAAAAATCCCAGATTCAAACAGACTTTGGGAAATGTGACATTCGTTGCAAATACACGTATTGCGTGGAATGATGTTCAAGTTACATTCACCAACATAACTACTTCAGGCACGAGACTTTCGCCTGATTATTTTATGTGTACCCAAATTGGTCGAGCCATTCTCGCTAAGGTGGGAGACAAAGATGGGCAATTCATCGAATGGACTAGAGAAACAGATAAAACTCGTCTAACTCCCGATGCTGGTGTTTACTATATCAATGTAGATTTTTTTGATGACCAGACCAGGGATTTGGGGCTCACGGTACAAAAATATCGATGGATTGAAGGAAAGCTAAAACAGGCTCAAGGGTCTATTGTATATTTTGCTCCCGGCATTGATGTAACCACAATATCAATGTCAGATGCTGCTACATCTCTTCCGGTACAGTTTACCGGCTTCAACCAAAGTTTAGGAGCATTTGCTTATTTACTCAATCCTACTCAAACTCTGGTTTGTACTTACATAAGCGGTCCAAACACCGGTCAGCGTCTAGCTCCTCTTACAGAGTATTGGTACGAGCATCCTCAAAGTGTATCTGTAGTCTCTTCTACAACCGATGGAAATGAACTTATTAATATTCCCAATCCTTACATTTCTGTAACCTTTACGGATCAAAATGGATACGAGTTACGGCAGGGAATTGATTACAATTTTCAAGGGGATCAATGGATTACTCTCTCGTCTCTATATCCGCTCGGGACTACAATCACAGCCAACATGATAGTGAAACAGAATCCTTACTATACCACCGGTACAATGCCAGAAAATATTCTGCAAGTAAATATGACAGGCACTGAAACTTTAGCTCCGGATCAAGTGTTTATTCATACCCCAGCTGGCACATTCACAAATCCAATTGTTAACTCCGATGGCACACTTACTATTCCTCAACTGCTAACACCCGGGGACTGGCTACGCTGGGAAGTCAGAGTTAATTCCGGTCAGCAGAAAGCGGTGGCTAAAAAATTGGAATTGAATAGTTTGACTTTAGTGAATCCTTTAAGTATTACATACACCAAGACCGGGGCTAATGGTACAACATACCCTATAACAGCTGCCCAAGTAGCCACTGCGGACGATACAGAGCTTGTGGGCGTGAAACAAACATCCGCAGGGGTTCCACAGCCCTTCAATTCCACTATCGCCCCTATAACAGCTACTTTGATTTATGACAATGTATTAACCGTAACAGCGAATAATACATTTCAAGCTGGTGATATGGTGTTATTGGGTGCAACAAAAGAGCGATTTTTGAACGGAAGCGTGGTTACGGTACTGGCTTCTGGACTATCTGATACTCAATTTACAGCCAATTTTACATGGAACAACTATGTAAATACCACAGATACAGGCACAGCATGGGGACAACGAAAGCTAATATTGCCTGGTTTAAGACTGGCTATAGGTGACAATGTAGTGGTAGGAGACCAATGTGCAATTATAGTAAGTCCAACTTTAACAGAGACTTATGAAGTATTTGGTTCCAAGGAAAACCTATCCTTCACGTTGGAAGTTAAAGCAAATGACATGCAAACAGCTTCTGATCTCTCGGAGATGTTAAAACGGGAACTTTTGATTTATAGTCGCACTAACACTGAAGCGGATGGATTGACTATTTTTGAAATTACCAGAAGTTTTATTGGTCAGGCTCGTGATCCCAGCGCCACAGCTCCTAGTTACGTATTTTCAGTTTCAGTAACCGCTTCAGCAGATTGGAAAGTCTATGTACCTTTAGTTACACGACTGGCTAGTCTGGAAATTGTTGGCATTCCATACGCAAGCACTAAACTCCATCTTAATCCTCGTTTAGCCGCTTTTGGGAATATGGTTTTTATCCCTGCATACAGTTAAATCGTCTTCAAAACTCTATACAGAGGGTAATTATATCGCTATTTATGAGTTTTTGTGCCTAACCGAATCCTGCGGAGTGGTTACTGAACATATTTGTTCTATGGGGGATCGCCCAGATACTATTCCCTGTTCTAAATGTGGTGGTTTGACAGAACAAAAAGTATCACAAATCGCTGTGCTTACAGGAAATATGTCCAACCCATCCTTAGATGTAGCAATTGGTAAAGATGCCGCCGAACGCTGGGGAATCATTCATGATCGAGCGGCAGTTAAAGACAAAATCCGAAAAGAAAGTGGTAAACAAATCTTAGCCAAAGTGGACGGAAAGTATGAACCAAGCACTAAAACTAGGTTGGATTTTGTTAGTACACCAGAACCTTTGGATGATTAATATGGGTGGAAAAAATAGAATAGATATAACAGGACAAAGATTTGATCGTATTTTGGTTCTTAGTTATAACTCAACTAAAAATAAAATAACTTATTGGAATTGTATTTGTGACTGCGGTAAAGAGAAACTTATTAGTGGAGCATCTCTTCGCAACAGATGCACACGTAGTTGCGGATGTCTTGCTCATGAAATCAGGATAATGAAAGGTAAGAAGACTAAAAAGAAATGGGTAGATATAACAGGACAAAGATTTGGTAAATTAGTAGTTCTTGGATATACCGATGATCGTAAGAGAGGCTATGCTATTTGGCGTGTTCAATGCGATTGTGGAAGTCCAGAGAAAACTTATTGTACGGCATCTTTGACGAGTCGAAAACATCCAACTAGAAGTTGTGGTTGTTTATGGCGTAAACCGTTAGGAGAGGCTTGTAGATTGCGCGTGCTTAGAGGATATAAAAGAAACGCAAAAACACGATCGCATATTTGGGGGCTAACGGATGAACAGTTTTTTATACTTATTCAACAAAACTGTCATTATTGTGGTATGTCTCCATCCAATACGAGTTATGAAAAAGAAAGTAATGGACCTTATATCTACAATGGAATTGATCGTAAAAATGGCACTCTTGGATATTTTTTAGAGAACTGTGTTCCTTGTTGTAGACCCTGTAATTGGGCTAAAAGACATATGTCATATGATGAGTTTATGGCTTATTTACAACAACTTGTTCAATATCATAATGAAAAACAGACTTTTACTACCTTAAATAGAATGGCAGCAATCAGTTATTAGGAGATATTATTATGGCCTTGTTTAGTTCATATGCCGCACCCGGAGTTTTTACATTTGAGCAGTTCATTGCTCAAGCAGCAACAGCTAATGTAGCAGTTAGAATTCCTGTATTTATTGGTGAAGGTCAACAATTTTTCACCTTCAATAACGTGGAATTGTTCCGTGGGTCTTCATCAGTTGCAGATGACCAATCAGTGAATGAAAATATTTCCGATCAATGCGCTTCGGGGTTGACTCAAAGTTTCCAAACCACATTTTACCCAGTGGTAGATGGCTCTGGAAAAGGTATTACCACAAATAACCCAGCCTTAATTCAATGTCAAGCCGTTTATTCCAACGGTAATGTGGTTCCTGTCACTGTAATTTCACTCGTTGGAGCAACCGGACAATTTGTAACTCAAGATATCATCCCTGCTGGTACTGATTTAACAATCTCATACTATTTCAAACGCGGTGATACTTATATCCAACAAGAAAATGATACTTTTCAAGTACCACAATACGCCGTACAAACTGTAGCTGGTGGACCAAGTGGGTCACCCGCTGGTACAGGTTCCATAACTCTTAGTTTAACAAAACCAGGTGCTACAGGTAATTTAGTTACACTTCAATTTATTAACAGCGGCAAGAATATACCCGACGCTCAAGCAGTAATAGGTGCGGGGACCGATGCAATCACAATTGATATTAGTGGCCCCACAGGTCAATATTTTGGTGGAATCCGTACCTTACAATCTCTCTACAATTTAGTAAACCTTGGAAATATTCCTACTTTGGATGGTGGGTATTTAACTTCTGGTTCCATTACTGGTGACCCATCAGCTCAATTAACAGTATCAACAGGTGCAACGCCATTCGCGGGCGGTGTGGGTCAAGGCAGTAACACAGTCTTCCAAGTACAAAATATTCCAATTACAGATGGGACAAATGGTGGAATTGTTACCACAACCCCAACAAATGTAATCGCCATGGTAAACGGAAATCCAGTTACAGTATCCGCAGTTAACGGTGCTCAAGGTCTTGTAACTCTTGCTAGTAGTGTAGCTTACGGTCAGACTCTTACATTCACTTATTACACCAATACTTGGCAAAATACTTATGATCTTCTCCCTAGCGCAAATGTAGCCAGCATTACTCAAATTGGTTTAGGTCCAAACACTAGTACATACAACCTTGATGTTGATTTTAGTTTGGGTGTAGCTTATGACAGATTGGGCAATCCTGTAGCTAATACGGTAAACTGGGGTAATAATGTCAGCACTGTGTTGGGTACGGATAATACAGGTGATACGCCGTTCAGTCCAGCGGAAGTTCTTACAACCTCGGTCGATGAAGTTGTGTGGCTCCGACTTTTGTCTGGCGCTGTAAATGGTAAAAATGCTGTATTCACTTTACCGGATACACCAACTACTGGAAGTGGAAATGCAACACCAACTAATAATCCAAATTTGGTAACTGTATACGTTGGCGTAAATCCATTGGTAGCTTTCCAGAGTGGGGCTGTTACAGTAGCCGCAGTGAATGGCTTGGCTCAACAAGTAACTTTATATAATCCTCCCCCAGCTGGCACCAATGTGTACGCATCTTACTATCGCAATACTTTAGAAGATCAAGAGTACACTCTTACTGTAGTGCAACCAGGATTTTCCGGGTTCGGCACATATGTAATTCAAGATAACTTGAATCGTTATATGCCCCTGGTAACTTTTAATGCTGGATCATCTTCTGTAACTCAAGAAGGGGCATTCGCGGCTACTGGGATCGTGTACCCATTCAATTTCTCTGACGCAGTAGATGATAATGGGTCTCCAACTGAAACAGTAACTCTTACTTTCAACAATGATGGCAATGCTACTGTGATTGGAGCATCACAGGCCACCCTTACAATTCCATTCGCATCAGGCTCTTTGACATTTGTTGCTAGCACAACAGGGGTGGGGGGAAATGATGTTCAAATTGCAATTGATACAACTACAATTAATCCTCAACCAGTCGTAGTTCAGGGGAATTTAGTTACAATCTATGCCTTTTGGAACGGAACTCTAAATACTTCTGCTCAAATTGCTAGTTATTTTCCATCCGCTGAAACTACAAATGGTGGACAAATCACAGCTTTATCCCCCAGTGGATCGCCCAGAGTTACCGCGGCAACTAGTTTGACGGGTGGACAAAATGCTACCACAACTCCTGTGACTCATAGTTATACAGTTACATCTAATTTAGCCACGGGCACAGGTACGGGCGGAAGTAACATCGGGTACTTAGACCAAACCTATATTGATTTGGTTACAGGTTTCCGTGTAACAATCGTCAATCCAGCAGACCATGTAGCTTACGGAATTACATCACTGCCTCAGAGTTACAACTTTGTACCGGGAGACAGGCTGGTATTCAATGTAAACACCCCAGCTACGGGGAGTTCTCCAACATCCGCTACCTCTCTGCAACAACGTTATACTGGTACCCCTAGTGTACCGCCTTGTCAATCAAATAATGAAGTGGCAATTTTTGGTTGTACAACAAAAGTAACCAGTACATTTGGTTCAACAGCAGGAGATTCAGTAATTGTTACCACAGTAAGAGGAAGCGGCAACGAGCCCGCCATCGGAACTTACTATTATGTAAGTTACACAACAAATAAGGTAGCATCTGATTATGCTTGCAAAATTTACACCAATCCTTCAGATGCTTACGCCGCTTACGGACAACCAAGCACGATCAATCGTCTGTCTTTAGGTATTCAACTAGCAGCGCTGAATGGTATGCAGACCTTCGGAGCCATTCAAGTACCTGTTCAACAGGGAACCAATCTCGCTTCTAGTGCTGATTACATCGCTGCTTTGCAACAACTCAAAAGTAATTTACCAGGGTTCAATACCAAGGCGAATGTTGTAGTGCCTTTGTCCAACGACCCAGTGGTACACCAAGCCCTCAGCAATCAATTGTCCTCACAGGCAACTGCACGTTATAAAGGTGAAGCTATTGGATTCGTGGGATACAGTCAATTCACAACAGCCAATCAAGCTCGCGCAAATGCCCGTTCACTGCTCAATCAGCGTGTAGTTGCAATCGGTAATGCTGCGGCCGGTGTATTGGTAACAAACTCTACAACCTTCCAAGCGGATGAATATTTAGTTGATGGACCATTCATGGCGGCGGCTTTAGCTGGTGCAAACTGCAATCCAGCAAATGATGTGGCAACCAACTTAGTTCTACAAAACCTCGTAGGATTTAGTCGATTGCTGATTACATACGACGATGCAACAATGGATTTGATGGCAAGTGATGGTTTGACATTACTCTTGAACAACAACGGAGCTTTACAGATCAGAGATTATCTTACCACTAATCCAGCAAACGACTTGACCAGGATACCAACATCAACAACAATTGCTGACTATACAGCGCAGGCGTTTAGAGCTGATTTACAGCAATTCGTTGGGCGCAAGATTAAGGATAGTTTACTCACAGATATCACCAATGTATGTATTGCTCGTCTGACATCTGAAGTAAGCAACTATATCATCACAGCGTATGATACACCTGAGGTTAGAGAGAATCCAAATGACCCGACAGAGGTTGATGTTACTGTGACTTTTAAACCTATGTTTTGTTTGCTTTATTTGGTAGTGACTTTTAATGTCGTAACTGTGTTATAAGTTGGGGATTAATAGATAAATCCAATAACTAGAGCGCAAGCCGCTCAAGCTGGAGTTTAAGCTATGTGTAAATGTCTTAGGAAAAAAGGGCAAGGAAAAGTATGAAGGTTCACGCGATCTTGACTCAAGCTAACGGAATCATAAGTATCCAACTCCAATGTTTATTTGTTGGCGACCCCACAGATACTAGTGACAAGCAAAAAATTGCTGCTTTTGGAGATCCCCAAATTAACATCGCTGGAAATTTTAATGATCCCAATAATCCATCGTTTACTTTTGCTTTTCCTTTAACAGAACAATGGGTGGGAATTACAACTCAATTATCGAGTTTTATAGTACGATTCATGGAAGCCTTGCCAGGACCTCAAAATCCAAATATCCCGGCTCCAATACAAGGACCTTTGGACTGTGTAACAAATAATCCAAGTGAGGCTTGTCAAGCATGGGCAAATATTATGATGACAGCAGGCACAGGTAGAATTGCACAGGCAATGGCAATATTACGATCACAAGTGGTAGTTCCTACAATTTCAGATACAACTGTATAGGGGAAAATGAGTGAAATCTAAACTTATTAGCCGAAGAATAAAAGCGACAGTAGCAGTTAGCAAGCAAACAATGGAAGATGCTATTCAACAAGCTAGTATTCTAAAGCAAGAATGGATGAGTAAGAATCAAAATGACCCCCGAGTGGATGAACTTCAGCGAATAGTCGAGCATTTGACAAGTGTCCTGAAGAAGGACCCACAAAGCATGAAATCAGAAGGGGCATCCACTATTGAAAACTATATGGATGATGCAGTAATGCCACAAGGGGCAAACACAATCAAGAGAGAGGTTGATATGATTTTAAATTGGCGAAAACAAGGTTCTACTAAGAAAGCAAACGCTGGTGCATTTGTTACAGACCGCGATGAAAAGGGCGAACCAAAAACACCCGAAAAAATGGAAGTACCCCGTTTAGCGGCGAAGAAGAAGAAAGAAGCTATCCCAGAACCTCCAATTGCTGACCCTATGGCCAATCCCGCTACTGATGTTTCTGACCCAGCCGCTGAACCCGTGGCAATGGACCCAGTATCTGCTCCACCCACTACCCCGCAAGATGCAGGCGGCGAAGTGAATCCAATTGATTATATTCCAACGGATGCTTTGATTAAAATTATTGGCGATATGCCAAAGGAAGAAGATTTTGCTCAAAGTAAACCTAAGCAAGATGCTTTAATCAAGTTGACGGAAATTCTTAAATCGCGTCCTATTTTACCTCCGGAACAACCCGAAGGACAGGGACAAGCACCAGTAGCTCCAGCCCCAGCCTTAGCAAATACACCAATTGCAGCCTCAAATAAGAGAGCTGATCTCGGTGACCATGCAATGGGTGGTAATGGAAATATAGGTGATGTTGGTCATGGAAGCGGATCACACTCCACGAATAAAATGGATTCTGACTCTAGTACCAATAATGGTAATCCAATCCCAGGTCAAGCGCCGATTGAGTTAGGCGGTTTGAATTTAGCAGCATCTGAAAAAGTTGCCGATGAAAGATATCAATTACACAATTTAAAAGTTGATGAATCTGGCGTAGAACCCAGCCATGCACCTGGTAGTTTACCAGACATGGATGAACAAGAACAACATATGCACCCAGAAAACCCTGAGGATGATCGTTTTTTTGATCACGGACTTCAAGAAGAAGGCATAGCCCCCACAGGTATGTTGCCTGGGGATCTCGGAGAAAACGATCCGGTGATGGAAGCTGGAGCATTTACAGATAAAGAAAGTGTATCTCCTGAAGGTTGGGGCGGTACGGTTGAACATATGAAGGATCATAAAGATATTGATAATCCTTTTGCCTTGGCTTATTACATGAAAAATAAAGGGGACTCTCCTCATTACAAAGAATCTGATGATGAAACAGATACCGTTCCACGGCGTATGGCAGCATTGGCGCATTGGAAAAAGCGTCAAGCTAGTATGTATCGAGAACTAGCAGCAAAATATGCTTCCGGTGCTGCTGGCGGTGCATGGTCTTTTGATATCGGGGAAAAAGGTAAAGTCGTTGAAGATGGTGGGCGTACACCAGAAGTTGGGGAAGCTCACAGTATGCTAGATGAAGCTCCAGCTAAACTAGAGCGTCCAGCTACAACAGCTCCTATCAAATTAGCTGCTGATATGACTGTAAGTAAGGCTGTAAAGCAGTCAGAAACTATAGGTAATGAACTTAAAAAGAAATACTTAGAAGCAAAATCTCTTACCTTGGTAAATGATTCTCGTCCAGTGCGAGAGGCAGTAGAATCAATTTTCCGCGCGGCGGCTATGTTTGAAAATGCTACTAAAACACTCAGCAAACAACAGCAAGCTGAAGAGAGTGAAGCAGAAGCAGCGATGATCAAAGAGAAAAATAAAAAATCATCTATGTTGGGCGGTTTGGAGTTAGCCGCCGCTGTGTAACCACAGTAGTATAAGAGTTCGGGGAACAAATACTGGGCATCGTGCAGCGCAGCCTTAGGGCCGTTATGTAGTTACGAAACGATGATGGAACGAAGGTAGTGTTCCCCGATTTATATAGTAATAACATATTGATCATGTAAGACAATCATTATTAGGTAAACATCTTTCAAGGTCTCATATAGAAGCTGGGTAACTAGGAAAGCTAAAGGTTTGGGTGTAAAGGAGCTGCTATTCAAAATGGTAGACTTTTTACGGAACCAGAACCGTAAAGGAGAAATAAAATTATGGCTGAAGGTGGCTATGTATATCGTCAAGGAACTACACCTAATACTGAATCAGTAATTAGTAGTCGCTTCAAAATATTTACTGACATGGTAAATGTTGGAGCATTTATTAAATTAGGTGTTACCAGTACGTTTAGTTGGTCAGAATCTAAAACAATTGATGCTGTTCGTGGTTTGGGGTATGGAGACCAAGTAGCAGAGTTAGTGCCTGGTGTTACTCAACCCCTGCAAATCACTATGACCCGTACTTGTTTGTATTTGTTGAACTTACAGCAAGCATTAGGGTATAAATCAGGAGTAAGTGGTGCTGTACGATCCCTTAAACATCATCGCTGGCCATTTGATATCAAAACAGAAATTATTTTCTCGCAACTAGCTTCTGAAGATCCCAACCGTGGTCAGGCAATTCCAGACACATTGAATGGAAATGAAGGTGGTTTGAATAACCTTGGTAACCCTGGTTTATATGCAGTAGCAACATTATATGAAGGGTGTTGGATGGAAAGCTACAATACATCATTTACGATTGATACGGCAGCTGTAGCAGAAGATTGCACAATTATGGCTACAGATATACTGGATTGCCGTGGATCGGTTTACGGAGATTTCCTTGATGGTGGTTTGAACACTGGAGACTCTACAGGTCGCAGTTTGTTATATACAAACTAATCCCATCTGGATGAAGTTTTACCATAAGTCAGTATTAAAGAGTAGGCACAAACAGCCTGCTCTTTTTTATGCCTAAAAATTTAACTCAAGAAGAATACATTCAAAAAGCAATAACCACTCACAATCACACTTATGATTATTCCGCTTTAAAATACAAAAATGCTGTAACTGAAGTAGAAATTATTTGTCCTACCCATGGTTCTTTTTGGCAACTTCCGTATAATCATTTGAAAGGAAGTGCTTGCTCTAAGTGTGGGAATTTAAAAAAAGCCGCCCCCCATCAGACCACAGTAGAATTTATTGCCGCCTGCAATAAAATCCACAATAATTATTACACTTATCTCCCCCATTTTCAGCACATTGGTTATAATGTAAAAATAGAAATTACCTGCCCTGTACATGGAGTTTTCAAACAACGAGCCAATAATCACTTAGCTGGAAGAGGCTGTCCAAAATGCGGTAGAAATAAAGCTCGAACTATTTTACTAAAAGACTACCCTATTATCCCAACACTTCAACTCACATCCGCTATCGCCAAAAAGAAAAATAATGTGTGTTCTCTAGTACCGCAAGAACACACATTCGGCTGTCTTATTCCAGGTAAAAATGAATTTTCTCCTGTTCTAAAAGTTGAAGAAGTTATCAAAACCTTGGGAGTAGTTTTTGAATCAAATAATCGTCAAGTTATCAAACCTTTGGAGTTAGACATATGGATTCCCGACTACAAACTAGCTATAGA